ATTGTCCTAACCTTAAAGTGCCCACAAGAAAGAGAGTCTAGACTTCCCTTATAAATAACAGAGTAAGGAGTCTAACTATGTCTGAAAATTATTTTATGGGTCTTGACGGCTTTGTTTGGTTTACTGGAGTTGTCGAAGATAGGAACGACCCAGATACTTTAGGTCGTGTTCGTGTTCGTTGTCTTGGATTTCATACAGAAGATTTAAATGACATACCAACACATAAATTGCCTTGGGCTACAGTCATGCACCCAGTTACAGACCCCTCTATGCAAGGATTGGGTAATAGTCCTTCTTTTCTTGTTGAGGGTTCATGGGTAGTAGGTTTCTTTGCAGATGCAATAGAAAAACAACAACCTATTATTATTGGAAGTCTTCCTGGCAAACCAATGAATAGAGCAGACCCAACAAAAGGTTTTAATGATCCTCGTACTAATGAAAGTACTGGACAACCAGAGTATGCTGGAAAACCAACTTATGGCCCCTATCCAGTAGATGGTCTTAGATTCACAGTACCCTCTGGACATGACATAGGAGAGTCCGATACAAACAGACTTGCAAAAGGTGAGGGTTCGGAATCTCATAATTCACTTTTATTAAGAAGAGCCAACAGACAAACATCTATTCCAATTGCAACACAACCATTTGTTCCAACAGTATCAGATGAAACAACTTTAGAAAATCGTACTTCTTTTGATGAACCACATCCAAAAGACATTGATTATAATTTAGAAGACGAAGATGACTACGGAGTTTATCGTTCTGGTCTTTATCCATACAATCATGTGTTTGAATCTGAAGCTGGACACATTACAGAAATAGACGATACACCAGGCGGAGAGAGAACTTTTCGACAACATAGTTCTGGAACATACGAAGAAATAGTTGCAGACGGAACTAAGACAGTAAAGGTAATTGGTGATAACTATGAAATTATTATGGGTAACTCAAATGTTTATATTGATGGTGCAGTTAATCTAACTGTCAAAGGAGATGTCCGACATCTTATAAAAGGTAATTATCATTTAGAAGTAGATGGAGATTACACGCAGAAGATACACAAGAATATGCGTACCAGAATTGGAGCTAGTGGTTCAGGCGGTAACTTAGGAGAAGTTATAAGTGGTGGTTACAGTTTTAACATTGAAGATAAAGTAAAAGGTAGGATTGGTAGTAATGTAAATATTACAACAGAGGGTAATGAAGTTAAAACTAACATGGGAGAGTACGATTTAACTGTAACAAGTAATATAACTGCTCTTAGTGTAACTGGTAAGATGCAACTAACTGCTAATGCAGCAGAAGGTGTTGTAATTACTGCTTCTTCTGGTATAGTTGGTATTACAAGTGGAACAACAATGAATATAAAATCTGGAGAACTTATGACAATTAAGTCTGATACAGATATTGATATAGATGCAGTAAACATTGATATGGATGCAACAACACTAACAGATATTACTGCACCAACTGTTGACATAAATGGTTCAACAGCAATTAACTTGAACTAGGAGAACTTATGCCAGGTATATGTAGAAATGGAGTAGATTCTGCTGGTGCAGCTTTAATTGCATCACAAAGTAAAGTAAAGGCAAATGGAGCTGCAGTAGTGGTTCATGGTGATGATGTTACAGGTCATGCACCACCAGTAATTCATGCGGCACCAACTATGATTGCTGGTTCTAATAATGTTTTTATCGGAGGTATTGCAGTTTGTAATGCTGGAGATGCAGCAACTTGTGGTCATACTGCAAGTGGTTCATCAGATGTGAATGTAGGAGATTAAGAATGGCAAAACCAGATTCATCAAAATGTGGTGCAAATGAAAAATTAGACAATGTTCAGAATAAAGCTGAAGATATAAAAAATAAAATAACGGAGCAATTAGGTCTAGGTGCAGATGCATCTACAATAAGAGATAATCTTAAAGAACTTCTTGCTCCTCTAGATCAAGTAATGACAGAGGTTGCACCAAAGTTAGCTGCAATTGCACCAGTAAGTTTGCAAGGGGGGATAAAAGATTTTATTAGTGGGTTTGATGCTAAAAAACTTGCAACTCCAAGTGGTAAAAATGAAGCAGCAAGTAAACTTGCATTACTGGAAAAAGACTTTGGCCCAAAACTTAAAGACAAGGGTTTAACTTTAAATGATTTAATAAAACAAGCAGGGGGAGCATTAGGTCAAGACATTGATGTAAGTTCTATAAATGCTGGTATTGCAAAAGATTCTGCCGATGCAGCAAGTTTTTTATCTGGAACTGGTAGTGGTTCATTAACTGGAGAACTCACATCTGCTCTTGGTGGTACTGGTTCAGCAGGGAGTAATTTACTTGGTGGATTAACTGGTGGTGGAACTAACCCACTTACTAACTTTGGTTCTATCGGTGATAAACTTGGACTTGGTGGTGGAAGTGTGCAAGAAACTAATGCAGGCCTTCTTTCTACAGTTACTAGTTTAACTGGTGGTGGTCTTGAAGGAAACGCAGCTGGATTAACTGCACTAAAAAATACTGCAACTGGGGCTCCTCTTTCATTTTGTGAAATTAGTGCTGGACAAGGTGGGTTTACTATACCTAATATAGAAATACCAGCAGACCTTAGTGGTAGTGGAGTCACCGAAGAAGAAAGAGAAGTAAAGTCGGTGACTGGTTTAACAGTTATTTCGATAAGAGATGAATATAAAGAAATCAAATCAGTTCAAGGTAAAAGAGAGGGAAGTCCTTTTTTTGGAAATATTAATGGTTATAAAGTAGACCCAAATAATTCTGGAATAATTTTGTTACCATCTTATAAAGAAGGTGATAAAAATTGGGCAGAGGTAAAGGTAAAATATATTGTAGAGTTAGTAAAAGAAAAGTCAGTTGAAATAACACAAGCAGATACCAACGAAGCAAAAGAAAAGATAGCACCAATTACAACAAGTATTAACTCAATTTCTAAGAAAAAGGAGTTTAATATTAATAGTCTTCTTGGGAAACTTTCTAACTTATCATTATCTTCACTTCCAGCAAATGAAATTAAAAAAACTGAAATTCGTGATGCAATAGATAAAGCACAAGGAGAAATTTCAGACCCAACATATAAATCAAAAGTGGATGCTCATGTAAAAAAATCTTTTGGGGAACTAGGTAGTTTTTTACAGAACCCACAAAAATATAGAAGTGTTCCTATTAAATCTGGAGATGGTGAAATTACACAAACAGAAGTTGTTACAACAAAAGATTCTATTGTAGAAACAACTAATGAAGTAACTGGTGTAAAGACAGTAGAAAAAGCAGCTGTTGCTGAAAAAGGTTTTTTAAATAGACCTAGAGAAATATCAAAAAAATTTCAAACAAAAGTTGGTGATGTTGGGGTGGTAAAAGATGATCCAACTGGTATTATTTGGAGTTTAAAATATGCAGATAGTTTTGATCCAGATGAATTTGCTATTCAATTTAAAAATATAACACCAAAAATACATGAAGTAAAAAAAATTCATGCTATAGAATTTGACAATAGTGGTGAGATAAAACATGAATACTTTTATCTTGCAGATGATGGTTCAAAAGAGGATATTAAATTTTTTACACAGGTTAAAGGTTCAACATTAGGTATTCGTTCTGTGGCCCAATCAAACTCTAAAGCAAATAGAGATAAATATTTGCAAATACAAACACTTAACAGACATAATAGTATTAGTTCTTTTAGCAGAAGTCGTGTAAGTGGAAGGATGGTAGTTAGTTATGTAGTACAAGGTGATAATGATCCAGATAAAGGTAAACAACTACGAATGAATTTACCAAAAAGAGCAGATGGAAGTATAATGCCTTATCAAGAGTTTGGAGATTTGTATGGAGATTATACACCAAGAAAACCACAACTACCTTTACCAGAAATAGCACCACCAGTTAGAATAAATGCTATTGCAGTAACATATACAACACTAGAAAAACTTAATCCTAAGTAGGGGTTATTCGTTATAAATAAAAGATAAACTAGGAGTCCATAATAATGGTTCAATACTTTGATGCACAATCACAAAACGACAATGGTAAAAGCGTTAGAAGATATACAGACTTAGATTTGTTCTTTGGTAAAAAATCATCTAACTCTGATGTAAGTGATGTTGTGGATATACAGGCTGTAAAGCGTTCTATTCGTAATCTTGTTTTAACAAACCCTTACGAAAAACCTTTTCACCCAGAGATTGCATCTGGTGTAAGAGGTATGTTATTTGAATTAATGACTCCAATAACAGCAGTAATTCTTTCTAAACAGATAGAAGATGTGATTAATAATTTTGAACCAAGAGCAAGATTAATTAGTGTTACTTCATTACCAGACTTAGATAGAAATTTATATGAGGTTAGTATAGAATTTTATGTTGTAAACACGCCCACAGAATTAGTTGACTTAACTATATTTTTAGAGAGATTACGATAATGGCTGTAAATAAAACAAGACTTAGAGTCACAGAACTTGACTTTGATGATATTAAAGATAATTTAAAAACTTACTTAAA